CATCATCTACAACAATCTTCAATACACCATCTTCACCCAAAATCTTTACATCACTTACCTGAAGAATACGAGATGCTTTAAGAATTTCGTTCAAATCGTTTTCATCAAGATCAAATGACAGAATCGGGGTTGAAGTTTTTATTTCTCTATTTGGAACAGTCAACAAAGACGCTTCCGAATAGTAATAACGAACAGAAGAACGACCATTGGAAATATCAACGTATTGCTCGTTGAACTCTAGATCTGGATTTGAAAACATGCTAATAACACCCAAAAACTTATTCAAATCCCAAATACCAATTTCAGTATCAAACTCCTCTTGAACCTTTGCTTCTGCGTAGATGTTTCTACCAGCAGACATGGTTCTAATAACGTTACCGGGTTTGATTAGAATGTTTGAATTGATTTCGGCAAAGTTTTTAAGTAGGGAAAATGTTTCTTTGGTTAGTCTCATTTTAGTCACAGTTGTCATAATTATCTTTCTTTCTATAAATCATATCGTTGAGCTGTTGTTTTTGCTCATGACGGTTTCCACGCTTGCTACGGTTTTCTTGTTTCCTTCCGAAGCTGGAAGGCTTTTTCTTTCTGCGATTAGTAAACTTCTCAAAACTGTCTTCATTCATAATTACATTATATCTCCTATATTGTATAAATCAAGTTTCAATCCATTGAGAACTGTTTCCATCATTGTACCAAATGTATTTTACACCATTTGGTGTAATCCATTCTTGTCCTTCTACAGGATTTATTGGTGGCTGTGTACTATTAAAAATTTCAGTATTGCCTGAATATTTCCAAAAAGATTTACTTTGTTCTGGTGAATTGGTTGTTGTTTTTAAACATTCATACAATTTTCCCTGATAAAAAACAACTTCTCCGGGAAAATAATATTGATTTTTTCCGTTATATGTTTTAAATTTAAATTCTCCACGAAACATTTACAAATATTTATACTTGAACCTTTACTCTAGAAAAATTATTTTTCTTTTCAAAATGCATGTGCAAATCAAATTTATCTGCCAGAGAATCTGCTTTGTGGCTAATGATGAATATGGAACATTTACTCTTCATCTTATTCAATAGTTTGAGGAATGACTCTGTGCCCGTTGCATCCAAAGATGAGTCAAGAATTTCATCAAAGATCAAAAGATTACAATTCAGGCTATTCTTCATCTTTGCAATTTCACGCCAAGTCAGCAGTATGGCCAAATCGATACGCTGTTTCTCTCCCTCAGAGAAAGAGGAATATGAAAATTCATCTCGGTATCTTGACTTAATTGTTTCCTTGAATTCCTCATCGATGTTGAAATCGACGTAGAGGTTGAGCTTTGCAAGAAATTTGTTGACGAGCCCGTTGATGATAGGAACGTAGTGCTTGATGATTCGGCTCTTGAGACCACCATCTTTGAGAATATCGTATACAACATCGTAGTGAATTTGTTCATTGATATAATTTTCTAGTTTGTTGGATATTTCTTGCTTTTCGGATTCAGATTGCTTTAGACCTTCCTCCAAAGAAGAAATGTTATTTGCAGCCTGTTTGTCTTTCTTTTCCTTCAATAGGCGCTTTACATTCTCTTCTCCATTACCAATTCTATAATCAATCCCAGTTATATCATCTGAGGTTGTTTGAATACTTGCATTATAAGAGTTGTATTCATCTTGAGCATCTAAAAGTTTTTGATTTTTTTCTTGAGCAATTTTTATTGCCTTTTGACACTCCGCAAGTTTTGCTTCTTTTTCACTGATATGTTTTTGTTTTTGTTCTAAAGGAAGTTCTTGCCCACAACACTTACATGTTGCAGAGGTTTTTAAGGAATCTATTTCTTCCTTAATAGTGCTTTCCATTGCTTCTGCCTTGGCTAGCATCAAAGGAACATCCTTTAAAGATTTGATTATCTTTTGGTACTTTGCTTGTTCATCAAAAAGCTGTTGTAGATGTTTGGCGTGTTCGGCTTTTTCAGACTTGCTAAGTTTGATGTTTTCTTCAAAAGATTGAATTTTTTCATCAATTGCCTTTATGTCATCGGCATTGTGTGTCTTTACTTGGTCTATAAATTGTTTTTGGGCTTTAATTTTTTCATGAGATATCTTCAACAAAGATTGATTCTCAGCAATATCTACTTTTAGAGATCCCAGTTGTCCTTTGACATATTGATTCATATCTGCCAAAATATCAAGATCCAAAAGACCTTCAATAATCTTTCTTCTTTCAGCAGGAGTCAATTGCATGAAAGGAATAAAGTTTGATTTGCCCAAAATTACTACTTGTTTGAAGGCAGCATAATTAAAACCTAAAATATGTTCTTCAAAATGTTCTTGGTAATCTTTTGACTTTGCATGCTGATCCAGCATTTCTCCGTCTTTATAGATTTCAAACATTTTTGGGCTGAGACCGCGACGAACCAAATAAGTCGAATTGGATCTCTTGAACTCTATTTCAACAACGCATTGCTTGGCGTTAATGCTGTTTACAAGCTGAGGAATGTTGATTGGGCGGAATGGCTTGCCAAACAAACCGAAGCAAAGGGAGTCAAGCAGAGCGAAGGATTTGCCATTTCCGTTAGTCCCCGTGACCAAGGTTGTCTTGTTTGTATTCAGTTTAATTTCAGTAAAATTGTTTCCAAATGACCCAAAGTTTTTAATTTTTACTGATACAAATTCAATCATTCTTCATCCTTTGACAGAGCACTATTATACGCTGTGTTTATGATGTCTGCAAGTGTATTCTTATTTACAGACTTTTCATTAATTGTCTCCAACTCTTCGTGAAGAAGTTGAAGAGTGTCTTTGTGAATATCGACTGCTACTAGTTCTGGGTTTGAACTTACTTCTTCTGCAATCTGAAGTTCTGCCACTCCAGCTTCATAAAATTTGTCGATATACTTTTCAAACTGGTTTTGCTTAGTTTTGTTTTTGATAAAAATTTTGACGTACTTATCTTTGTACTCAGCATAATTTAATTTTTCCGTGGAGTCTTCGTTATAGTCAAGCGTATAGAAAAGCTTCTCTGGATTCTGTACAAATTCAAGAGTGCGGTTCTTGAAGTCGAAGACATGAAAGCCTTTCTCTTCCCACACATCCGAATAAGCCATCTGATATTGCGTACCGAGATAATAAATGTTATCCCGGCTAGACTTAACATGGTAATGCCCAGTAAGAACATACTCAAACTTGTCGAAGTGCTTAGAGTCATATCCCTGCTCCACGAATACTCCACGAATGCTTTGAAACCCACACAACTCTAGATGACCCAGTAACAAAGAACATGTAGTAGAGTTTAAAAATTTAGCAGATTCTTCTTCATTTTCTGGATTAATCCAAGGCAATAACGCAACACAAGCATCTTTTAGATTTATTTCCGTTGGTTCGGAGTATACATTCCAATTTGGATAATGAGAAACTAATTCATTTAAAGAATTTACTTTATTAGTATTTCTAAAAAATGTATCATGATTTCCACATATGATGTGTACTTTGATACCCATTTCTCTTAATGGTTCAAAAAATCTTTCTCTGACAGCATTTAGTGTTTTAAAATTAATATATTTTCTTCGATCAAATAGATCGCCTAAATGAAAAATTGTTGTAATATTATTGTTTTTGATATATGGAAATAACTGATTTTCAAAAAAAGAAAGTGTATATTCCAATACAATCGTAGAATCGGCTTTATAACCAAAATGTGTATCGTTGAGTATTATTGCTTTCATTATTCAAATATATCTAATTTTGATGATTTCTTTTTTTTCTTTATTTTTGATTTTTTTGGATTTGTCATTTCATCAAATCGTTCCATATCGGAATCAGTTAATCCAAAAAAATCTTTTCTTCCTATATCTACTCCAGCATAAACTTCATTAAACCAATTTTGAAAGTCTTTATTGTTTTGTTGTTCGGCAAATTTAAATTGAGTGTATTTTTCTTTTTTTTCTTTGTTTATAATACGAACAAAAGAAAACCAGCATATTTGGGTTAGATAACCAAATGGGCTGGTTGAAAGTTTGGGATCAAAATTGTCAATGTATGTTATGCAGTTTAACACCCCATCTGATACCATTTCTTCTCTGTATGGATAATTTGCAAAATTAGGTCTATAAGAAAGTCTTGATGCTATTTTTAAAATACATTCGCCTATGTAATCGGGCAATTTTGGTTTTTTGCGTCCTGCATTTTCTGCATCTTTTAACTTTTTTTTATATTCAACCAAAGCATCGTAAAGAGCTTGATTATCTACATAATCAGCATCAGATGGTTTGGATTTCTTTTTCTTTGGCTTTTTCACAGTATTATAATATATCAATCAAAGAAAAAGTCAACTATTTTTAATTTTTATTTTTCAAAAATAAAAATAGCACAACCATTCCACCATGTTTCTGAGTCTTGAAAATTTGTATTATATTCAATTAAATTGTTAATTTTTAATTGCAAATCTTTAATTGCTCTATAAGTTCCATCTTTAGTTTTTTGCCAATTCCAATCATCTACAATATAAATAAAATTTTCAGACATAGAAGAATAATAATACTTTAATGCATTATAATGATCTTGTTCTTCATGGGGTCCATCATAAAAATATATATCAATATTTTTAATATTATATGTATTTTTATCTAATTTAAAACAATCTTCATCTATAATATTAGATTTTTTATTTAAAAAATGTTCAAAATTGTTTTCAAATTCAAGTTTTGGTCCACCAAATTGAGAAAAGTTATCTATTAAATAATATTTTATTTTTTCTGTATTTTCATACAGACCCGATATTGTAGTAGATCCTTTCCATACTCCAATTTCAAGATAAGAAAGTCCATTTGCTTCGGATAAAAGATTATTTAAAAAATGTTTAAAGTTTTTTCCAGAATAACCCTCAACAGAAAAAATATTTTTATCTATATTAGATATTTTTTTGTCTATAGCATTTTGTACTAAATTTATTAAATCTATTTTATTCATATATTTTCTTTTTTATAAAAAAATCAATTATTTTTTAACCATGTTTCTAAATCTATCTTTGGCATCCACCCTAATTCTCTCTTTGCTTTATTTATATTTGCTAAAGTAACTCTAGATTCGCCAATGCGAGGGGAGATGTTTATAGTTGGTCCACTTATAATTTTGGCGATTTCATTTATAGAATAGTTTTTGCCTGTACCGATATTATATGTTTGGCCAAAATTATAAATTAATTGCTTGGCTCCATCTACTTGCCATTGATCAAAAGTTTTGGTTGCTGCAATAATGTTGGCGGCAACTACATCTGAGACGTGAGTGAAATCTCTACGTTGTTCCCCATCACCAACAATAGTCATTGGTTCTCCATTTTTCTTTTGTCTTTGAAAAATTCCAACTACTGGTGCGTATTGTCCCTTGAGTGGCTGACGTTCACCATATACATTAAAATATCTAAAAATAACCGTTTCCAAACCAAACAAGTTTGAATACATTTTACACATTTCCTCTCCAGAAGTTTTGGAAACAGAATAAGGATTCAAACAATCGTTAGACATATCTTCTGATAATGGTGGATTATTTTTAATACCATACGCTGCGGATGTAGAAGAATAAACAAAACGCTTTACTGAATTAATTCTGGAAAGCTGCAACATTATTGATGTTCCCATTATGTTGGTTTCAACAGCTTTTAGTGGATCAATTATACATGGTTGTATTCTTGCCTCGGCTGCGAGATGAAAAACTACATCTGGTTTATGTTTTTCAAAAACTTCAGAACATTTTACATAATCACAAATACTGTATTTGTAATTTGTTGCATTTTTATTCCAATAAAATTGGTCATGTGCCTCGGAAGATTCGTTATCTAAAACAATGACTTCATTGTTTTCTGAAATAAGTTTATCAACCAAATTTGATCCAATAAACCCTGCACCACCTGTTACTAAATATTTTTTTATATAAGTCATATTTTTGTTTTTATTAAATTATCAATATATTGCTCTACAATAGTAAATTTTGAACCCTTTTCAATTTCTTGATCCCATTTGTTGTGCCAATGCCAAGTAAAAGACCCTTCATACAAATCAACTGTATTATTTATAGTGCATTTAAAAGGTTCCCATGGAATACCAAATCCCCATTCAGTATTAAACCATGCGCATGGAAATGTTTTCCAGTTTTTATTTTTTAACCAAACTTTATGGTAAAGATCAGTACCCCAGCAGGTAGTATTTGGTTGCGCAGGAATCAAAAGTAATTCGGAAACAAGATCATGGGCAAGTTTGCTATTTAAGTTAAGTCTCATTATTGCACCGTTTTGTTTTATAATCGGTTCGCTTAAGATAGTTCCTGAAATACCCCATTGATACATAAATTCATATGGTAACAGGGGATTTAAATCTCGCAGAAGAACCATGTCCATGTCTATATAAGTACCACCATATTTGTATAAACACAATAATCTAAAAATATCCCCACCAAGCCAACATAAATCATCATCTGTTGCATTAGATAATATATGGCTATTTTCTATAATTGTGTTTTTACATTCTTGGTGAAGATTCCAGATTTTGTTTTCAACAAATTTTGAAATTTTTTTAAAATAAGAATTTTTAACTAAGCTTACATTTGACCAAAGTATAATTTTTGTATTTTTTAAATTTTGTGTAGCAATAGCTGATTTTAATGGTAGAAGCTGTTTTCTTCCAAATTCACGTGGAACTCTCCAATAAAAATGTATTGTATTATCTATAATAACATTTTGGTTGGGAAGATGTTTTGCAAAATTTAAAGAATTTTTTACATGATCCAAACAAGCATACGAATATAATTCTGGATGTGTATCTATATCAATCATATTAAGCCTTGTAGTTTACTAATTTTAAATTAACATATTTTAATTTAAAATTAAAATCAATAATATCTTGACAAAATTTACCATCTTCTTTTCTATAAAACGTTGAGTCTTCTTTAAATTTTAAAGATGATATAATATTTTTTGATATTGTAATATGTGCATGGTGTATAGGATAATTGCCGTACATTACATTAGTATTGTGTGGGTTTTTTTCTTTTACATCAATTATTTCTGGAATTGAGTTGATGTCTTCAAAGACATCTAAATTAAGATTATAATTGTGGACCAAAGCATCCAATGAATTATTTTGAAATATTTTTTTAGTAATTTTAATTTTTTGTGGGTGTGGGATATCATCTACATCAAAAAACATCAGTAAATCTGTGTCACATAATTTTATTGCTTTATTTCTTGCAACAGCCTGATTGTGTCTAGTTGGGCTATTTATTAAGATTATTTCAAATCCATAATTCATTAATTTAATTTCATTTAAACCACTAGATGAAATAATAATTTTATTTGGTTTTTCTGTTTGTTTAGAAAAAACATTTAATAAATTATCTAATAAATAATAATCTTGGTCATAACAAGTAATACAAACACTTAATGTTTTCATTTAAAATAAACCTAATATTATTATTTTATATAATTTCAAATGCAATTATCCCGTTTCTTATTTCTGGCAAATTAAAAATAATTTTATATTTATCTGGGGAAGATATAACACTAGCTTTAATAGCTCTGCCTTTTCTTACCTCTGTATCGTCTAATACAATTATTTTTGATCTATTTGCAAGTTTTTTAAACTCACTTTCTGTGGAAAATTCACCGCCATCCAACACTAACAAATCTATTTTATTTGGAAGAATTTCAAATACGTTTTCGCATGTTTTTATATTTGCAATATCATTTTGAAACCAATTTTTTTCATCAAAATTTAAATTATTAGAATCCATATCTTTTTCATCTACAATTCTTCCATGTATCAAAAATGCCCATTCCGGAAGTTTATTTTCCCAAGATTTTACAGCATTGTTATGCATTGATAAATCACTTTCAAGAGAAATAAATTTAATTTCAGATTTATTTGAATTTGCAAGACCATGAATAATACATTCAGTGCTGCCCATCCCATCCCATGTTCCAATTTCTACAACTGTTTTTATATCTGCATTTTTTTTACAAATATCTGTAAGAAATGATCCCAAAAAAGTATTTGAAGTTATTTGACCCATATTAATCCTTAAATATTTTTCCCCACCAAGAAGCTTTTAATTTAGAATAATCCCAATGTTGTTTCATCATTTCTTCATATTTATTTTGCAAATAATCTTCGGTTATTTCGGTCCAATCATTTACAAATAAAATTGGAAGATCTTTAAAATTAGAATAAGCATATTCATATTTAACTATAGGTATCGTTCTACAATATAGAGCTTCCCAAAGTCTATGTGTGTCTATACCATTGCCTCTTGGGCAAAGAGTAAATTTATGTTGTATAAGATCATGAAGATAATTTTTAATTTTTTCATCACTATTTAAAAAATCATAATTTGCTATAGTAATTGAAAAATTTTTAAGATTTAAACAATAATCTAATAATGGTTTTCTTTCAAGAGGATAGGTATTTGTTCTAAAATTTGTATATAATAATTTAGTTCTTGTCTGAAAGGTATTTAATAATTTAATGTCTTCGACTTTTGGAGTTAGATTGCAATAAGGGGGACCTAATCCCAATGGTATTTTTACTACTGATTTATTTATACTAGTAGCATTTGGACCAAATATAGTTTTAACGCATTTTGGTCTTTCAGATAGAAATATATCATCTAATTCATAATCACTGTGCTGAGTGACAATTGTAATTTTAAAAGAATTATTTTTAATTTTATAAAAAAATTCATTTAAATAATCACTTTTAACAAACCACACATCATTTTCATTTATAGAATCATCAAACGAATGATCATAGGCGGAAGGTTTATATTTTTTGTTACAGTATTTTGCATACTGCATTCCGCTTACAGTATCGTCGTATATTGATGAATCAAAATTTATAAAAGTCATATTAAATATTTGTAATCCAATTTTTAAAATCTAATTGTATTTTCTATCGTGATAGGATCAAAAATTAACTTCACTCATTACTTTTTTCCACTTATCATAAACTTTTTGTTTTCTTTGATTATTTGCTGTTTTCATATTATTGCTTATATTCATAAGTTCATCATTTTTAATTGTAGATAATCTATTCTTAAGTTCATCCCAACTATTAAAATATTGAATATGTGGCATCCATTCTGTGTCGTAAAAATCTGCCAATGGAAGCCATTTTTTAAATTTATTTAAATCTTGATAATGATTGGGATCATCTGGTCCGGGTTTTATTACTGAACCTTCTTTCCATTCGGTTGGATAATGTTCTGGTTTTAAATTCCATGTTTCATTCCAAGTAACTTCTCCCAATATTTGGTTACCGTGATTTTTTTTCATTTCAATCATTAAATCAACCGATGGAAAAAACATAGGTATATTTTGCGTATAATATTCAAAAATAGACATTGTAGAAACATTATATGGAACACCAACTATTCCTTTATATTTTACAACATCAGACCACTGATAATTATGACCCAATGCTTTACTCTTTTCAATAAGATTTGGTATTTGGCCATTACAATAATTACCATAATTCATAAATCTAGAATAATACAAAAATTTATCTTTGTTTGGTGAATAATTAACACCAGTATATTCACACAAATTTGGTATATGTGTAAATTCTCTATCCAAAAAATATTTTCCATATTCAGCATCATATTTGCTATTGGCGATTAAAGTGATTTGACCTTTATCGACACCTTCTCTTAAAAAAGTATTAAATTTTTCCCACTCTTTTGGTCTCGTAGAAAAAGGACATTCATAACGAATAGATGCAACCATAATAATTGGTTTGTTCCAGTTTTTAAATAATCTGGAAAAAATAGGTGGGTGTGTTGTTAAAAATGCATCATATTGATTCAATTCGTTTTTGTAACGATTGTAAAATGCATCACACATTTCTTCATTTATATTATACCAATTTTCTTGTGTTATTACATCTGTTGTAGTTTTACTTCTACCGAACACCCAATTGTGTCCAGACATATTCCAACTTGTTACTTCGTGACCCAAATCTGTTAAAATGTTTTTAATGTCACCTATTACAGAAATATGTAAATCTAAATTAAATAATTTCATAATTTATTTTTTTAATTCCTCTAAAATATTTTTTGCATCTAGATGGTTTTTACAACCATGAAATAAATAATATTCAATTGGACAATTGTTACTAATATAACTTTCCATAACATGGTTTCCAAATCTTAAATTTTTAATATAATCTACGTAACATTCATACCATGGAAAATAATTATAACCAATATCTTCAGTAAATGAATGTTTTGTTGCTAACGCATTAACTAAACCTTCGTCTTCAGCATAAAACCAAATATCATTTTGTATTGCATATTCTAAATTCCATATTAAATCATCAATAAACCACATATGTTTTTTTGTATTAAAAATACAATTAGCATAGATATAATCTATTTTAGGTGTATTTTCTGTAAATATGGAAATAATATTTTTTAAATGTTGTTCGTTTTCTGGTTTTTTAAAAGGATTGTGTGGATGTCTTGCAAATAAAGGATAATTTATGGTATTTAATTTTTCATAATTTTTATAAAAAATATTATCAATTTCACTTGTTGCTATCATATCACAATCCAATATTAAACAATAATCAAATGGATTGTTTTTTAAACCAATCCATTTTTGTGCACATATATTCATTTTATTGACATTTTTTAAATTTATTTTTTCTGTAATAACTTTATCAGAATTAAAATTATAATCAAAATTTATTGTATTAATTTTAATTTTAAATTTACTAAATTCTTTTATTGAATCTACCAAAACTTCCAATAAAGGTAACCAGTCTTCTGTTGCAAACGTAACAAAACCACAATTTATATTATTCATTGTTGTATTATTCATTATTTAAAAAATTTATAATAATCTGGGTGTCTAAAATCATTTTCATCATATACTTCTCCAACAAATTCAGTTGTTACTCTTTTTGTTGGGAAAGGTTTATTTTCAAAAAATTCATCATGAACTAAACAATTATTTCTGATGATAGGGTAAACAATAGATTTTAAAAAATCTTGATCAATTTGATAACAATTATTTTTATCAAAATTATTTATCATATTTTTTATACCCTTTAAAATGCCATTTCTGCATCCCCACATTCCCCCCAAAATAGCATGTCCATGCCATTGGTGATCTCTCATGATGTGAAAATCTTTATCACTGCTCAACCACTCATCTACTGCTTTTTTTTCTCTATATGAAATGCGCGAATCAGTATCTCTTGATATACATACATCATCACTATCAGCAGAATAAAAACGCCAAAACATAGATTTCCAATCTCCATCATCTTCCATTTGAATTATTTCCGTGTTTGGAATGGATTTTAAATCTAAAATTATATTATTTGGTACACTTTTTCCACAATAAAATCTAGAAATCCAACCCGGATAATAGATATTAACTTGCTCTGCATTTTTAATTGCACCAATTGTATACTTTGGATTATCACCCCAAAGACTGTATGAAACAATTTTATTCATATTAAAAATATGGATTTAAAGAAATTTGAGTTAAAGCGTCATTATGTCCATCTTTTTGATAAAAGATTGGATTTTTTAATGCAAGAATATTGTAATTTTTTAAATTTAAAGCTACACATTCGTCACAATATCTAGAAATAGATATACATTCTTCTAATTTATTTATAGTAGAGTTTACATACTCTTCTGTATTATACAGAATTGCATGTATACCCAACATGTTATAAACTTTTAAATGAGCCTCGTCATATGATGAACTTATGGTTCCTCCCATTGTAGAAACATTTCTCACCATGCCATATTGGTGTGTTCCAAGATATAGGGCATCACATTTTGGTAAATCTATAGTTGTTTTAAAATTTGCTTCAACAATAGCACAATCATCCTCTAAAATTAAAAATGGAGGTTTAAAAGTTTTTAATGCTTTGATGTGAGCTTTAGCAACAGCATTTGTTTTTTTCTGTTGAATTTCAATAAATGATAATCCAGTTTTGTCAATTGATTCACCATTAATTTCAACAATCGTTTCAAATCCTATTTTTTCAATAAGCGATTGCATTAATTTTTTATAATCAATTGATTTTGGATGAGTAATCCAACATGTTGGGATTTTTTTTAAATCAATTAGCATTTTTTACTATATCGCTTTCATCTTGACCATATTGAAATTTTGATTGTGGTGTGCTACCATTTAGGTGTTTACCATAAGATTTATCATCGGTATAAAAATGCGATACACCACTAAAATGTTCTGGAATAAAATAATAACTAGGATAAATTCTTAATTTTGTGTATCTTAAATGTCTTACCATATTTGTAAGTAAGACTGGTCCTGTTATTTTCCATGCATTTAGAGGTCCAAAATAAATTTGTTCTTGCATGCCAATATGATGTATCATGTGTGACATTAGCTCATTATTTTTGCAAGAACCAAGATGACCATTGTGGATTAGTCCAGTTACAGAATATTCGTTTTCCCAACAGGCAAAAGAATCATTTTTTAAAAATGATTCCTCTAATGGGTTTAGGCATACTGTATCTGCATCTATATAAACTCCGCCGTAGGTATGCAATAATTCATATCTGAGTATATCGGCTTTCCCGGCCATTTCTTCCATTTGGATAAATTGTTTTTTATTTTTTAATTCTGGTAAATTTTTATCGGTCCAAATCATGTATTCCCAGTCCGGGTGTTTGTCTTGCCATGTTTTCATAATTTGGCTAGGTTTTTTTGACTGGTCACCTAACCAAATTTGATGTATAATTTTTGGAATCATAAGATCTCACAGTTATTATAAATCTTAAATTACTAAAGTCAAATATATTTATTTGACATTCTCTAGAGTTACTTTATAATACATCTTAAAAGATGAATCTAGAGAACCTTAAAGAACTTATTACTAAAGACTCTCAAATAGACTCTACAGAGTTAGGAATAGAGTCTCTTAAGATACCTCAAATACACTCAAAGTATCTTACAATTTTATCAGATGTCAAATTACTTTTGGCAAAACAGCAAAATGACTTGGCAATTTTAAAATTGCGTAAGTGGAAAATTTTTACTGGTAAAGCTTCCCAAGAAGAATTAAAACTTTGGGACGAAGATCCTTGTAATTTTACACTTTTAAAAAGTGATGTTGAACAATTTATAGAAGCAGATCCAAAAGTTATTGAACTTAAATCTAAAGTTGCTGTCAGTGAAGTTAAACTTAGAATGGTGGAAGAATTTTTAAAGGGACTTAATAACAGAAATTTTATGATAAAGTCTGCCATCGATTGGCAAAAAATGATGAACGGAATCATCTAAATATTATGTGGATATAGATGTTGAATCTATTGATGAAGTACGATATTATGTAAAAGCAGAAAAAGGAACCAAACAAGAATTGAGAGATTATTTCTCATTCATGGTTCCCGGTGCCCAGTTTATGCCGATGTTCAAACGTCGGATATGGGATGGAAAAATTCGGCTGTATGATATTCTTTCATCCACTCTTCCTAGAGGTTTAAAATCTTACTTAGAAAAATTTTGCACGGATCGTAAATATACCTTAAATATAAAGGAGAGTAAAAATCCTTTATGCGTAACAGAGGATCAACTTCAGGCTTTTTACGAATCACTGAAGGTTTCCGTTCGCAAAAAACCAGTTCAAATGCATGCACATCAGGTGCAAGCTATTATGCATGGATTGAACAATCATCGTTCTGTGTTGATATCACCGACTGGATCTGGAAAAAGTCTTATTATATACGTCTTGGTTCGATATCTACAAAAGGTATTAAATACCGACCGCAAAATATTGATTTTGGTTCCAACCGTTGGCCTCGTCAATCAGATGGAGGCCGATTTTTTTGATTACTCAAGTCAAGATAAGACTTGGTCGTGCAAGAAATACATTCACAAGATATCTGCTGGCGAAGAAAAAGAAACAAATAAACAGATAGTAGTCTCTACTTGGCAATCTATATACAAGTTACCCAGAGAGTGGTTTGACAAATTTGATGCTATATTTTTTGATGAATGCCATCAAGCAAAAGCAGAATCGATAAACTTTATTGGCCAAAAACTTACCAAGGCTTGGTTTCGTTGTGGAACTACAGGGACGTTACAACAAACACAAGCACACAGATTGAGTATTGAAGGAATACTGGGCCCAGCAGTTCAATTCATTCAAACAAAAAACTTAATGAACAAAGGGTTGCTTGCTCAACTCGGAATTGATTGTATTCTATTGAAATACACAGACGAAGAAAAACAATTACTTAAAAAACAAAAATATGCCGATGAGATAAAATGGATCATAAGTAATGATAAGAGAAATGAATTCATCTGGCAACTGGTCTCCAGAACAAAGGGCAATACGCTTGTACTCTTCAATTATGTTGAAGCGCAAGGGAAGCCTCTCTACGAACTTTTCAAAGAAAAAGCGGGAACACGCAAGGTATATTTTATCTCAGGTAAAACCGAAGCCCAAGCCCGTGAATACATTCGAAGAATTATTGACACTGAGAAAGATGCCATTTTGGTGGCGAGTTACGGCACAACTAGTGCTGGTATTAATATCGTTAATCTTGATAATATTGTATTCGCCTCTCCTACAAAATCCGTAATTCGTTTACTACAAAGTATTGGTCGTGGATTGAGAGTGTCAGAGAAAAAGAAAACATTAAAAGTATTTGATATTGTTGATGATCTTTGTTGGAAGTCTCACAAAAATCACGTGTATCGACATTTTGAAGAACGTGTAAAGATATACAAAAAAGAAAAGTTTGACTTTAAAACATTTTTGATGAGTTTTACAGACCTTAAGTAAGATAAATAATTTAAAGGAGGACATTTAAATGTCCGATTCTCTTCCCGAAACTGATTTGTCGGGTTCCTTGAAAGTCATTCGTTTATTGACTGGTGAAGAATTAATAGGAACTGCTATAGAAAATGATAATTCTATTATAATAAAATTTCCAGCAAGACTGGAATCATATATCTCAAAAGATAATATGAATAATATGATAGAATATGTTAAATTAACAAATTATCTTTCAAGTATAAAAAACTTTGAAGCAAAAATTTTTAATACTTCAATAGTATATTGTGGAGAGCCGCAAGAAGAACTTATAAAAATGTATAACACGTATTTGCTGGCAATTCAGAGCGATCCAAAATCTATAATGACATCTTCTGCAAGCGATTCTGAAAATTCCAATGATCCGGGATTACTATTATTAAATGATCTTTTTACGAATGATGATTTTGTAAATTTTGTAAATGATTTAATAGAAACTTATGAAGATGCTGAATCTTTAAATGACGAAGAAGATGTAGAATCGGTTATAGAGGCCATCGAAGAAGAGATGCCCAAACCCCAACCCAAGCCAAAGAAACGCTCCAGAGTTAAACCAGAAACGAATAAGCTACCATATAATCCCGAGAAGCCACCTGAAAATCCAGAAAGCTGGTCTGACAATCCTTCTGATTATTTTTAAGCAGTATTTTTTAAATTTGATGGTGCATCTGGGTTTATTGTATAGTGTGAATATTTAAATTTGCATGTAGCTTTTTGAACCAATGCGTCTGCACTATCTGATTGAAACATAAATCCACTCAGAGAAACTGGTATTATGTGATAAAATTTAAAAGTTGTTGGAGGGGAATCGTTAAACCCATCATAAATTAATAAATTTGCTTGATGATGCCAATCTTGATAATTCAAATTATGATCATAATCATTTGCAATATTTGTTAAATTTCTCATCCAAGAATAAATACTTTTCCAGTTTTGCAAATTGGAATCTATAATAAATTCAACATTCAACAATTCAAATTGAATTGATTGAGTGGCAACTGGAATAGTTGTACCAAGAGTAGTGGGCTGTGGTTGATCACCTATTGAAATGCCGGGAATATTTACTTTTTGACACATCAATTCCATTTGTTTAGTTCCACGACCAAAAATTAAACGAAAGTAACTATTGTATAGTGGATTTATATTTGGTGAACATGTGGTCATAAAAATATTTATGGTAAAACAAAAACCTCCCGATTACTCGGGAGGTTTTCGAAGTTTTAATTATTACTTAGATTACCAAGTTCCGCCGTGGAGACTCTTAACAGCAGTCAAACGGTAGTATTGGTTCAAGCCAGTGGTGAGGGTTTCACCGTCTGGAATACCTGCGCTGTTGATGACGTAGGGGTTGGCTACGACACCATAGCGAGTCTTGAAGGCAATACGTGGTTGGAAAGTGTTAGGATCAACTGCACGTACCATTTGTAGCGGAACGTATGGGCAGTAGAACAATCCAGCGTCGTATGGGGATTCACCCTTATAACCTACGCAGAAGAAGTTATATCCTGCTGGGCTATATGGATCAATGTACACACGAATCTTACCGTTGATTACACCAGCAAAGGTGCTTTGAGTATCATCAACGTTAAGTTGTGGTGCAATTGCTGGGCTTAGGCTCATGAAACCAGACATTGCGAGTGCTGCAGCGGTATCGCTGTCGCAGATGATGAAGTTACCACGGCCACGGCGAGTTTCCTTGGCGAGGTAATTGCATTCACGCTCAATTTGGAAGCTAAGACCACGGAAACGTTCAGCAGACCAACGACCGTCTGAGTCAACATCGAGATCGTATTCACCATCAACAGCAAGATCGCTTTGGACTGAACCTTGACGAGCAACGTAGTAAATTGTTTTGACGATTTCGCGGTTGATTTCAGCAAGAATTTCTGTGCTGAGAAGATTTGCGAGTTCGGCTTCAGCGTCAAGACCGTGAACAGCCTTAAGATCTTGTGCCAATTCGACGGTGTAGTTGCTGCTTAGAGCGCGAGTCTTTGCTTGGACAGCAACACGGTCGATTGAGAATGCCATTTGATTCCAGTTGGCATATGGTGAAGTCTTGCCGATTCCTTCGCCCTGTGAAGTCAAAATACCTCTAAGAGCATTTAAAGCACCAGCGTTTGCAGGTTTAACACCAGTGCTAAACGCAGCAGACAAGCCTTTTCCTGCAACATAGTTTGAATCAAGTGTCCAACCCGAACCACCGAATCCAGCTTGTGGCTCTTGGAACATGGCTTCAACGTAGCCAGCGTTTCCGTAGGTTGTACCAACGGTTCCGCCATAAGCATAGTTAGCGCGCATTGCAAAGATGAGGCCAGTTGGAGCGGTCATTGGTTGAACGCCGCAAATGTCATAAGCCATCAAATTAGGCATTGCACGGCGAACCAAGCTGATGAGAACTGGATCATATCCAGATACAGCAGCTGTATTGTAGCCGGTTGAGGTTGCTGGACCACCGAGATTGTTTCCAGAAGCCATGTCTTCAACGAGGTGTTGTTGACGAATAGCTTGTTCTTGGTTCTCTAAGAGAACTGCGGTTACTTTCTTACGATAGTCATCTTGAATGGAAGGAAGAGCTTCGTGACCAAGCACTGGCTCCCACTTCTCGGTTAATACGTCATATGGTGTGTTTTCTGCGAATTGCATTTTTATGTTATCTCCTGTGAGTAAAATTATTTAGAAAATTTTGTGTTTAGACCTTTTTATTAAGTCTTCCGATAGCCCCAACATAATTTTCTACTAAAGTTGTTGGTGCTTGTTTTACTGCTGCAAATGTTTGTTCTGGTTGAGACAATTTTGATGGTGCTGAAACCTTCGAAGCATTTACATAATTTTCTCGAATTGCTACAAGCTTTTCACGATATTCTTCTGGTGTTTCAAAAGAAACGTTTTCCATCAAGTTTTGTAGTTTTGCAACTTGTGTATCAGCAAGGTCTCTTGTTTCTGCTACGAAAATACCAGCACATTCAGTCAAAGAAACTTCTTTCTTGAGAGAAATGTTGTTATTTACTGCTTCATTGAGTTTTTCTTGCAATTGTCTATTTTGTTCATAGAGTTCATCAAGAACATTATATTTTTCTGCTGGAACATCAATATAATGGTTTTCAAAAAGATTCTTTAAACCACTAATAAAGTTTTCAGCAATTTGTGTCTTGATTCCTTGCTCAACGGCGACAGCATTATCTGTCATCCATTCTTCAACAACATAATCAAGATAATCATCGACTTTTTCTACAAGAGCTTCCGTCAAATTATCAAGATATTGTTTTACATTTTGGTCGGCGGATTCAGAAATTACTTCAACGACTTTTTGAACTCTATCTGCAACTGAAGCCTCAAAAATAGCTTCAAGTTTTACAATTAGGTCTTCGTTAATATTTTCTTCACCGAGAAGAGAAACGAGAGCGTCGCGGAATTCTGCGCGGGCTTCTTCTTGCATTTCTTCTTCAGTTTCTTCGGTTTCTTCAGTTTCTTCGGTTTCTTCACCTTCTTCGGGAGAAGTGTTGGCCATTTTCTGACCTCCACCCATTGAAAGTTGTGCGGCCATTGGAACAACTGGAGACCCGACTGGTGTTGTCGATGGCATTCCGGTTACGACTGGCGACGCTGACATAGAACCTCTGCCTGTAGCATCATAATCTGGCTTTCCATCAGAAACAGCACCCAAGCCCATTGCTTGTGCTACTGCTTCGGAAATTGTTTTTTTGTTTGTATTTTTCATAAAAAGGATCCTTTAATCGATGTAAAATATTTAGAATAATTTAAAATTATGGTGTTGACCCCATTGGCGGTGACGAGGAAGGGGATGGGGTTGGAGGTGATTTAGGTGTTTTTAATTTTGATTTTTTTGGTTTATTTTGATTTTCTAAATCTTCCAAAGATGGAACAGATTTTGATCTTGGTATCAAAATTGGAGCAAAAGGTTTGCCCATTCCACCGAGAACATTTTGCATATTTGCGTTTGCAATATTTCCTAAATTAATATTTACAAAATCATAACCGGAAAGTTGTTTCAATTGTCCTAAAACATTCCCAGCAAAAGCTTTTCCAATAGATCCACCAAAATTTTTAGTTAATCTATCGGCAAAAGATTCTGCACCAGAGACAACATGGGGTCCCAACAAATCACCGATACCACCAGCAGCATACATGCCAGCAGCAGCAGCTTTATCCATGTTACTCATATCACCAAACATAACACTGTCTTTTTTTTCTTTTGTCGGTGCACCTGAACCCGAACCAATTGGACCAAAACTTGTTTTTGGTGGAGTTGGTTTGGAAGTTGTTAATACAGAACTTGATGATGCTTCATTTATATAATGATTTTCTGGAAAAAGAATAGAATAACGATTCATTTTATAATTTGAATCTTTATTTTTTTCAATAGATTCATTGATGCTGTACATCAAATACTGAAATTCTTCTTTTCCGAGAAATGTCATTTGTTATAAATTTTTAAAATAATTTTCAAATATTTTTGTAATATTTTTATTTAAATTTCTAGAAGAAGAATTTTTAATAGTTTTGATAGAATGTTCATGCATTCTTTCAGACCAAATTCCATTATTAAAAATCCATTCTCTTCCTTCCATAATACCATTTACAAAAGCATTTGGTGCAGATGGATCGGCAACAATGTCTATTGCTGCCAACATGAAGTCTTCTTGAACTTCTTGAAATCCATTTTTAGATTTTAATGATCCCATTCCACGCGTAGATACACCAAGTTGGGCCCCTTCATCGATAAGATTTTTTACGATTTTGCCCATCGGAGTATCTAGAACTTTTGCTCTTCCTACAATATTATTTCCATCTTCATGGAGTTCTTTTACAATATGTGATACTCTATCTAAGTTTACTGTGGGGCCAGTTGGATGGTTTAATTCTCCTAAAGCTCGGCCCTTTGCAACGTATTCGTTAATATATCTTTTACATTCTTTTACTAATGTATTTTGTGGATAAATTCTTCCGTTTCGATTTTTTACTCCGGCTTGCATAAAAACGCCATCAATATAATAATTTTTATCGCCGTTTCCGACGTTTTCTTTGATGTATTTTATGTCTTCAGTTAATTCAGTTATTAGTTTCATTTTCTTTTCTCATGAAAGCTTTCTTAGAAATTTCTTTATATTTGGTTTCTAATTTGCTGCCAATTTTTTCATATAAAACTTTTGAGGTTTTATCTTTAAATTCAATGGCATTTTCTTCTATGATATTTTTTAACATGTATCTGATGTCGTTTTTCATATTATTCCTTTTGCTTCTTGAGAAAATTTAATATGTTCTTTAAATTTTTCTGGTGTCTCAAAAATTTCTTTAGCCATTAATTTTCTGTTTTTTGAATTTAAAGATTCAAATAAACTTATTAAATTTTTTACCTCGGATTCTGTAATATTTATATTCATTCCATTTTTAAAGGTATATTTTCCTTCTTGAAAATTATTTATAAACTTAATAAAATTTTTTATATTATCTTCATTTTCTGTTAAAGATTCAGAATATAACAGTTTAGTTTGAACTTCTTTTTTGATTTGTTTTAAAGATTCATTCAATTTATATGCAATAGAATCTACAACATTTGTTTTAAAATATTCTTGATCTTCGTAGACTAAGCCTATTATTCCCTTTTTAAGCAAAATTTGTGTTATGTCTTTCATTGTTGCTCTTGTCCCATATTTTGCTGTGCTTGCTGCATCATTGCTGCCATTTGTTCTTGACGCATTCGTTCACGATCAACTTCCATCTCTTTATCCATATCTTTCATTTCTTCTTCTGTTTGTTTGAGAACATTTTTTCTGACATATGCTGAAGAAAAATATTTTCCAATATATGGATCAACATAAGAAAGCATTTTAATTCGTTCTGCTAAAATTTCTGCTTCTTTTAAATCCCAGAAATAATTGTCTGTATTAAAAATTACTTTAATCTGAGAACGAAGTTCATGCCAATCGTCATCAGTCATTATCCCCTTTAAAAGTAATTGAACTCTAAGGGTGTCTAAAAATAGTTTAGAAAATTGATGACGAAGTCTTTCTACAAATTTATAGAACTTAATTTCTTCTCTGCTAATCTCACTGCTTCTTCCCATGTTAAATCCTGTGGAATCGGAAGTCAGTCTGCTGATAGGTACGTTTAATGCATTTAACAATTTCTTTTTAAAGAATTCTACGTCATCTATCTGAGACATAGCTTGACCGCCCGGAAGAGTTGAGATTTCAGTTCCACGTGAACCTTCTCTTCTTGGTAGCCAATAGTCTTCTAAAATTGAAAGATGATTTCTCTCATCTCTAACTTCACCTGTTGCCTGATTATAGATTAATTTATTTCTAAATCGGCTCATCATATCTCTAATATATTGTTCTGCTTTTTGTTTTGGTAATTGACCAACGTCTACGTAAAACACTCTTCTTTCTGGTGCTCTAGCAACACGATAAACCAATAAAGCATCTTCTAATTGTCTTAACATGTTTAACGGTCTTATTGCTTTATGCAAATAACCCAAAACGCGTTTAGTATTTAAATCAAGAAGCCCGGATGGAACATATACTACACTATCTAAAGATAATTGCAATCCACCCGGACCAGTCATCATATAAGTTTCTTTATCCGTATTTGTATACTGATAATATTCTTCTATATCCTTAATTAAGGAAACTGACTGCCCATCAACCCGTTCCATTTCTTTTTTAATTTTTCTTACCTTTTTAATTTTTAAAGGATCGATAGGAATAAGTTCTTTAATACCCTCTGTAGGCAGATCTTTATCAATTACAATATTATAATAAACTTTAGAATCAATATACCATCTTCTAAAAATTTCATATGATTTGGAATTAAAATCCATTATATGTAAAATATTATCAAATTCTTTATATATTTTAACTTTAATATTTTCTGATAAAGGAACTTCTGCCAAATCAATTTTTACTGGTTTTCTATCTGTGCCAGAAACAATAGAAGCATTTACTATTTCATCTACAGCATTATCTACTTCCGGATAAACCGACATATTTCGGTATTGAATTACTGAAGAATTCTCATCACGCATATTTGATGCGTAATCAAGTGCAGTTCCAAAAAAACCTCCAGCTTCAACAGTTACAGTTCCATCAAATAATTCTGGAGCAGCAAAAGCCTGTAAAGCTTTTTTTTCTGTTGTTTCTTTTTTCTTTAATTCGGGGCCAAACTGAAAGCCAAAAACTTCAATTTCCATAATATAAATTTCCTTATGTTATTTTTGTAATCACCACACCATTAGAATCTAGCAATTCAATGTAATCATAAACAACAATTACATTGAAAGTATTTAACAGATTATTTGAAGTCATGTTTAAAGCAATTGGATCAATTGATGTTGGCCAACAACCATGCATAACATATTGTTTTAATGGATTACCAGAATCATTTAAATTTAAATGTTTTATTTTCCAGTTATCTGCTTTATAAGAATTTGTGGAATTTAAAATATAAGATTGATTGGTATCATGCTTATTAATTAAATTTTGCCATGTGTGAAATGATTGCCAAAGATCTTTTCCTGTTCCGGTATCGTCCAAAACACTAAAAGACCATGTTGAATATTGTTTTTCTCCGGGATAATAAAATTTTCTACCAAAATGAGAATATTCTAATGTAGTAGATGAAAGCTGTGGAACTTGAGTAGATCTTACGTGAAATTTTGTAAAACTACCGCCCCCCGGTATAATTCCCGTAATTTCAAAACGATTTGCTCTGCTTCCACCTTGAAAATTGCTTTTGAATTGATTAAGCATTATATTCCTGCTCCGTTTCTTAATCCAGAAACAATTTCCATATGATCAAAAGTTAAAGAAACATTAAAAGCTACGAAATTGGTTTCACCCATATTTAAAGAGATATCACCAATTACATTGGGCCAACACTTATATAAATTTATTGTTCTTAATATATTTCCATTAAGACCTAATTGTTTTACTGTCCAAGTTGTTTGTAAATTTGAATAACTATAATCATTATTGGCAACTTTGTGATTATAGTGACCATCCAATGCTTCTTTCCATTGATTTAAAGCGCGCCATATATTGGCAGAATCTCCATCATCATAGATACCGACAATCCACGGCTCATAACTTCTATCCCCAGCATAACTTATAGTTCTTCCACGATATGGAATACCTATTGTGTTTATTTTTGCTCTTGGCAAAGAAGCAGATACTATTTTAAATTTAAAAGATTGTCCCGGTTTATTCGATACTACTTGTGGCCAATTTGCAAAAACTTCAAACCTATTTGGTCTTGTTCCACCATTAAAAGAATTTTTAAAATTTATTAGTGAATTTGTCATTATTGTGTTAGATTAATGTCTATAGTAAATGACTCTACACCAAGAAGAGGTTTTATAATTACTTTAATATTTAAGACAGAAGAATTGTCTGTATTATTTGAAGAATCACATATAATTTGAGTAGCACTTGGTTGTAAATACAAGTTATATGATTCTAAAGCTGTTTGAATTTCTGAAGTAACTGCTTCTCTAGTTGTGGCGTTATTAATATCGAAAGAATATTTTAAACCAATGTCTGTGATTTTTTTCGTCAATTCTAATTTCATTCTTGCGGGACCAATTCTGTCACCAACTGTTACAGTTGTACCAGATGTAGCACCAACTAAATCAGAACCTAAGAATCTTGGACTGTAAGTTACAAAAAAGTTTACTCTGGCATTTCTGAGAGTTGTTTTTGTTGAGCTAGCCCAATCAATCGAATCATTAATAGTTCCATTTATTGCAATCGCTCTATCTAAACCACCAATTGTGAGATATTGTTCATTTCTATCTTTTGCTCTGGCAGCAAATCCGGCAACATCTGTTGCAGTTGTGATAGTATATGAAAGAGATCCATTCTCATATAGAGAACTTATATTATAATTTGTTCCTTCTGTTGCTGTTGATTGGCTTTTTGTCCCATAGATATTAAAAATTCTTTTACCATAATCACCAAGCAAAGATGCTCCTGCAGCCAAAGAACTAAAATTTCTCATTGATTGCGAAGATCCCGTTAGACCATTAGTTGTTTCTGTTGGAAAAATTCCTATGCAATATGGCTGATCGTTTAGCCAAGAAGCAATAGAACTTTCTCCATCTTTTGCAATAATAACATCAAGATACTTTCCTGTTTGTGATTGGAAAGTATTAAATCCAGCAGTTTCTCCAGCAATAACTAAACTGCCACCGTAGGCCAAATAATTTATCGAATGTAAAAAGTCATATCCAATTTTTGTTGGTGTTATTTCGGAACCAATATTTGTAAAAATTGCGGCAGATGCTCCTGTATTCGAAGATAAAAGACAGTTTGTAATCCCAGAAAGTTTATTTAAATCGTTTACTAAATCTCCAGAATTTGTATAAACGATATATTTATCTGTGGTAAAACCCTTTGCCGGATTAAAATAAGCAGTATTGCTTCTTGAATATAAAAGAAGACCGAAAAGACCACCCGGATCTTTGTTTGGACCATTTGCGCCAGTAAAGGATGCGTTAGAATAAGTAGTACCACAAAGCATTCCTGCCAAAAATTCTGAACCTAAAGTTTGTTTTATATAGTGACTCGGATTTATGAAGGAACTTAATGATGCCATTGATATACCTTTTCTATCTAATATTTAGAAAATTATATAGGACTCCAAACTGCACCATCACTAATAAAATCACCATCTTCATCTAAATTTTTGCTATCAAGCATAAACAATGTGTTATCGTCTTCTGGTTTTTTGGCATCTTCATAATTAAATTTAGCACTTTCAATTAAATCGGCATAATATTCTTGCCGACACAACCAAGCAAAAAAAACTAAAGTCATAACTAAATCATCATTATGACCCTCTTCGGCTTTATATGTATTTGATCTGGAAACAAATGCCATCAATTCTTGTATTATTCGCTCATCATTTAAATAAATTTTATCTTCTTCAATGAGACGTTTTAAAATAGCACAACCCAATTTTTTAGTTTGTGCTGTAGTTCGTAAACCCATTTCACTTTTACTGCTAGCAAATCCTTGTGATAAAATTTGACCCTTTCTACCCATTATTCTTGTCATCAATAGATTTTCATATTCTAAGTCATTATAAAGAATAGACGAAACCTGAGCACCTATATCATTTGTTTCAACTAAAATATAAGCATTATTGTATTTTTCACCAATTTTTTTCAAAACAGTTGGAAAATTAAATGGGCTTATTGTGTTATTTTTGAAAGTAGCAACTACTTTATATGGACTTGACGTTCCATCAATGACAGTAAATGCAGAATAGTCTGAACCCTGCCCCCTAGACACATCGGCCATAACAAAATATATTTTGTTTATATTAGGTTCTTCAAAAATTTTAAGACCCTCTTTATCTTCGCTTAAACACTCCTCTGATGCAAGAACACTCAATTTACTTGATGATATTAAAGTATTCGAAGAACCTAAAAAATTGCAACCATATTCTTGTTCGAATTGATCCGCACTAGTGTTTGCAATTTGTTCTTGTGCCCACACATCATCTCTAAGTTTTGGAGTTCCCGGACTTATGGGGGTTTCTCTCCAACTAACTTCTACTGGAATAAATTTATTTTTTAATTTATGTCCATCTGGTCTTTTTGCATCTACCCACAATTTATGAAAATGGTTCATTCCATTTGGTGTAGAAACTATAATTAATTTTGTCGTAGTACCAGCTGAAATTGTAGGATACGTTGATGTATAAAATTCTTCTGCCAGATGGCTTGCCAAGAATGCATACTCGTCTAATAACAATAGGTTATAAGAGCCACCACGGATCGCTGTAGACGATGTTGCATCGCACATGACCCTAGAGCCGTTTTCGAGCTTAAAGCTCGTCTTATTCCATTCTACAACTCCTTGTTGAAGAAAATGTGGTAAATTTTCATACGCAAGTTGAAGTTTTGAGAATAATTCTTCTTTTGCAGTTTTTAAACGATTTGCTAGAATTGCTACATTTACACTCTGATTAAAAGTTATATAATGACAAATATAACTGGTTACACATGTAGATTTACCACATTGTCGGGGCCATTTAGAAATTACAAATCTATTTTGATCTATTGCATTTATAAATTTTTTTTGATAAGGATATAAATCAAATGGAACTATACCCTTATCAAGCGTTTTTACTTTTACATACTTTTCACAAAAATATACTGGATCTTTTGCGCATTTTATATATTCTTCAAGTTCTTCTTTAGTATATTGTAATTCAACTCCGGGTAGTTTTAAATTTGGGTTATTTCTATAACCTTGTATATCATTCCCTTTTCTCATTTTCAATCACCTCAGCATCAACAACATCTTTATTGGTGCTTCTTTCTTTATTTAATAAATTTTGCAAATCTTTTGTAGAACCAATAAAAACAGAATTGTTTGTTTGTTTTACTTCTACTTTTGAACTAGTAGTATCTTTTGCTTTTTTATGAACATCTAAAACATTATTATTTAAATCAGACATTGTTTTTAAAAGTATTGCAACAACTTCAAATGCTCTTGGACTGTCTGATTCCGTAGCCACTTTCAATGCAGTTTCTAATGCAATATTTCCAGTTCCTATTAAAGATTTTAAGTTTTCTTGTACTAATTTATAATCTTTTTCAAAATTATTATAATCAAAAGTACCCCCTTGTAAAGTTTTACTTTCACTTGAGGTTTTATTGTCTGGAACTGAAAAAAAATTAGCTAAATTTTTATTAATATTCATCTATTATTCCAAATGTAGCACCCAACCCCTCTATAGAAGCTGATAAACCACTATACGTAGTTGTGGGAACAAGTTTACCAAAAATATATGCTTTTGCTACAAAACTGAAAGAAGCAATATTTATTCTTCTAGTTGAAAAATCACCATCAAATCTCTCACTTAAATTGTTGGGCCCCATTGTAATGGGTATGTTTACATTTTTAATTACTTCATTGAAATCTATTTTAATTATATGATCCGGAACAAAATATGGCATTATCTGCTCCACAATTTGCATCGTATCATCAGTATGTCTAGTATAGATGTATAAATTAAAATTTATATTTATTGGTATTTCATTGGCTACTTGATACCCAGAAGGAACACAAGTTCCAGAACTGCCATCAACTGGACTATATGGATTTAATCTTCCTCTCTTTCTAGAGGAATCTGGAGCAATACCACTTATTATATAACTCATTCTAGGTAATTGGTTTTCAATTCTAGTTCCTTCAGTTATAGAAGAAGGATTTAAATATCTTTGAATAAATTTTTCTTGTGAGGCATATGCAAGGGGTACTCTTATTTCTTTAAAAGTTCCATCATTATTTTTATGCCTAATATCAATATTATTAAATAATGATCCAAAAGCGATCACTATTTTTTTTAAATTTTCACTGTAAGTATACTCAAACATTTTATTCCTTGTTTATTTAATCAAATGGATTATTTATATCAAAATTTAATTCTTCCGCTTCTTCTTGAAGATTATCATTTATTCCAGCGGTAGTTCCTAAAATATTATTTTTAGGAATTGTATAATTTTGTATACTTGAATAGCAAACTCCTGGATTAGAATTACTATAAACAATATATGAAGTATTTCCAGTATAACCAAAAGTTCCAGTTATACCAGACAATTTTATGATATTATTATTACTATAAGAAACTGTGCCTTCGCCCAGTACAGTAATACCAGATTGAAGTTTTACAATGTTTCCAACAGTAAAACTACCAGTACCACCAGCTAATATATACTGACTATCATCTTGAGATATATTATAAACGGTATCAATATTATTATTTTGTGTATTAATTTTTTCATAACTGTATGTAAAGAGTTCTGCAGTTATGACATATGAATATAATTTTCCGAGAGGGTATAATGGATTCTCATGTTCTACAAAATTTATTTCAAATAATGATTTTGAAAGAGGAAAATAAATCAAATCGCCTTCTCTGGGTCTCGAAATAGTAGTGTCATAATTTGAAATTTGTTGTTTAAATCTTCTACGGGCAACTAATAAATTTATTTTATCTTTAATTTCTACACCAAATTGTGTAATAATATCTGTTCCTTCAAATCCCTTATAAGACAAAATATACATTTCTACTGTGTATGTTTTTTCAAATGAAGATGCTGGATCTTCTCCAAAAATTTTATCAATATTAAAATATTTTCTAGGAATATAAAGACAATCTTGACCAGTAGCTTTAATCAATTCAACAGTAACATCCTCAACTAAATCTTGTTCAGAATGTCTATTTGTTAAATTTAAATATGGATTTGTTGCCATTTATCAACCTATGAGTGGATCTACAGGTAGCTCTTGAGTTCTTAGCAAAGTATTTTCAATTTCTGCTAATTCTTTTGTAGCATCAGACATCATTGCGGCGGCATTAATTTGCGCACCGCCCGGTAGAGGAATACCGTTGAATTTTATTAAATTTTGAGCCCATTGTTTTTTTAGTAAAGCAGAAAAATATAATTTAAATACACGATCATTCCATATTTGTGTATATTTTGCAGGATCAATTTTTACATAAGTTTCTAATAAAATATATTTTGTACTTGTTAATTTTGAATAATCTGTTTCCAAAAATAATCTATTTGTTGTTTTCGTGTATGTATATGACATAGGATAATTAAAAATATTATCTACATCGTTTATATAGGACATGGCTTCTATATAAGATGCCAATGGTGCCATCGGGTAACCTGTTTGATTAAAATAAATTCCAAAAAAATCAAATAAAGTCATTTGATATCTTAGATCAAACATATAATCCCCAATTGGATGGCTTGGAGCATAAACTTTACTTACTGTTCGTATATCTTGTGCTGTGGGCCAATATCCAGTGCTACCGTCTGCCAAAGTTTTAATTTGCGATCCTATAGCATTTCCAAATGTAGAAACATCAAAAAATCTTTGAGCTATTTCTTGATCACTGACTTGGTGGGCAAATAAAGCTCTTTGATTAAAATCAAAATGTCTATCATACATATACTCTAAAGCTTCATCCAAACGATCTTCAATCTGTTGGCTGTCTACATTTATTTGTATTACTGGGTGTCCCAGATGCCTTAAAGTATAGTCTATAAATTCTTGTCTGGATGATATGGCCATACAAGTATTTATGAATTTTTATTAGATTTGTTTAAGTTCCGGGAATTCCATTTATAGTTACTTCAACAAATTTTATTTCTTCTGGGTCCAACTTTTCTATTTGTTCTTTTCTTGGATTTTTGATACCGGGATCGTAATTACTAAATCCCGGCATACTTAAAGGACAATTTAGTTTTGGATAATCAAGTTTTGAATATCTTTCGGCGCTTTTTACTAACCAAGTATGTGGAAAATCACCGCAGCCACATTTACCACAATAATTCATTCCTTCAACAAGTTTACTGTTCATTAAAAATTCACATTTTGGTATATCTTTATAACCAAAACAAGAAATTGCTCTTAACTGTTTTGTTTCTAAGTCTATTTTTTTATTGTTAATTCCTCTAGAAGCAATAGACATTGCCAAAGATACAACTTTATCTATCATGATTATACACTCCTATAAATTATTACAACTCCTGCTGGATAAACATAATTTTTTAAAAAAGAATCATATGCCAATAAATTATCATATTTTG